CCTGGGAAGAAGGTATACCTGTACGCGTTCGGCAGATAACAAACGGCGCAAACCGAATCTTTACTTTGGATATTGTCACAAAATAATATCCAAAACAGGGAATACAATATATCAATAAAATGGTTCACGCACTATAACCGATGATTTATAGTGCGTGAAAATTTAAAAAGGAAGTGATATAATGACAAAACAGGATGAGCTGTTGCGAAAAGCGGTAAAAAACTTTAATGCAAAAATAAAGAGGCTTGAAAAGAAAGCCCAAATATCGGCGGAATATATTCCTATTCCGCAAAAAGTATATGTTTCAAAGATTAAAAGTAGCGGCGCAAACATTGAAAGTATAATTTCGGAATTGCAAGCATTTACAGCAAAGCCGAAAGTTACTGTTGATTCCGAATTAAAGAAAATGGTAAAAGCATATAACGAAAAAGCAAAAAGGTTTGAAAAGCGGGGATTTAAAGTTGATAAATTATCATATTCAAAATTGAAGGACAGTTCAGACCTTGCCGAAACAAAAGAATTTATGAAAGAGTTTATGGAGGGTGGATATAAAACAGTAAAAACGGAAAAAGGTGTTGAATTGCCCGATGCGATATACAGAAAGGCGAAAAAACAGTTAGACCTAATAAATGAACGCCGCGCGAAACAACGCGCAAGACTGGGCGAGATTGAAAGGGGTAATTTGGCGCAAATGGGGAGAATGCGGGATGTAAATTTGTTGCCGAAAAAGGATATAAGCCAAATCAGCGAACGAGATATGCCGTCATATTTGCGCTCACTCGAAACACAAACTAAACCGAATTACCTTGAAAGAAAGAATTTGCAATATGTGAATAATTATATTTCAATGCTAAATAATTTATTTAGCAAAGACGATCCGAGATTGAGAGAAATAATAAACAAATTACATTCGATTAATATTGAAGATTTCATCAATGCCAGTTTAGGATCGGATTATTTGTTTATTTTGTTTTATCGTGATCCCGTTGAGCAAGAAAATCAAAGGGAAATTATATACGATAAAATAATGGGGTTATAAAATGTATGTTGCCGATTTTGAAACAACAACAAATATAAATGATTGTCGGGTGTGGGCATGGGGCTTATGTGAAATAGGTAATATTTCAAACTTTATTTATGGGAATAATATTTCATCGTTTTTTGAAAAGATGAAAGAATTATCAAAACAGCAAGAAACGATATATTTTCATAATTTAAAGTTTGATGGAGAGTTTATAATTTACCATTTATTAAAAAATGGCTGGTGTCATATAACGGATGAAAATAAGCGGCCGAACACGTTTCAAACGCTTATAAGCGACAAAGGAATATTTTATTCAATTACAACGTATTATAAGATTCTAAAAAAGAAAAATCACAAAATAACTTTTTTAGATTCTTTAAAGCTTTTGCCGTTTAAGGTGGCGGAAATTGCAAAAGCCTTTAATTTACCAATACAAAAAGAAGAAATTGACTATACGGCGGATCGTGAAATTGGGCACGAATTAACAATTGATGAGATACATTATTTGCGTAATGATTGTCAAATTGTCGCGCAAGCTTTAGAAATATTATTTCATCAAGGTTTAACAAAGAACACAACGGCAAGTAACGCAATGACAAATTACAAAGAAATAATAACGAAAAAATGTTTTTCAAGGTGGTTTCCCGAACCCGATTACGATGCTGATGTTCGACAATGTTATCGCGGCGGTTTTACATATGCAAACCCGCGTTTTACTCATAAAATAGTTGGCAACGGAATTGTATTAGATGTTAACTCTTTATATCCGTCTGTTATGTATTATTACAATTTACCATACGGAGACCCAATATATTATGATGGTAATTATGAAAAAGATAGTTTATATGATTTATATGTTCAAATGATACGATGCAATTTCAAATTAAAGAAAAATTATATTCCGACAATACAGCTAAAAAACAGCACGGCATTCAATCCAACGGAATATATAATTGACAGCAACGGCGAAGACGTTACATTATGTTTAACTTCCGTTGATATGGAATTGTTTCAAGCACATTACAATATTTATAACATAGAATATATCGGCGGTTGGAAATGGAAAAGTTCAAATATAATGTTCCGTCCATATATTGATAAATGGTATGCTGTAAAAGAACAAGCAACGATTGAAGGTAATAAACCATTGCGGACAATTGCGAAATTGATGTTAAATTCGCTTTACGGAAAATTTGGCATGAACCCGAATGTGCGCTCAAAGATTCCCGTAATTGATCCGCTGAATGACAACTTACGATATTTATTCGGCGAATGGGAACAGCGAAAGCCGATTTACATTCCGATTGCGGCATTTATAACCGCATGGGCAAGATACAAAACAATTTCAAGTGCGCAAAAAGTATTTCACCGTTTTTTATATGCGGATACTGATTCATTGCATTTATTAGGATATGACATTCCCGAAGAATTGGAAATTGATGATGTAAAGCTTGGAGCATGGAAACATGAATCGAGTTTTACAAGGGCTAAATTTTTAAGAGCAAAAACATATATCGAAGAAATTGAAGGTAAACTAAATGTAACATGCGCGGGAATGCCTGCAAATTTGCATTCACAAGTTACTTTTGAAAATTTTACGGAAGGCGCAAAATACGGCGGAAAATTGCGGCCTGTACATACAGCGGGCGGAATTGTGCTTGATGAAACAGAATTTACAGTGCGAAAGGGATAAAAATATGTATTACGAAATAGGAAAAGCGTTGAGTTATAATTGTTTATTTAATTTTATAGTTGGTATGCGCGGTGTAGGTAAAACTTACGCCTTTAAACGATGGGCAATACAAGATTTTTTAAAAAATAAAAATGAGTTTATATACATTCGTAGGTATAAAACGGAGGTAACCGCGCAAAGGTTAAAATCATTTTTTGACGATATACAACCGGAGTTTCCGAGCGTTACATTTAAAGTAAAAGGAAATATGTTTTATATCAATGATGAATATGCAGGACAGGCGCAAGCCTTATCAACAGGCAAGATTCTAAAATCAATTCCTTTTCCGAAGGTAAGTAAAATATGTTTTGATGAATTCATTCTTGATAAAGGGGTTTATCATTATTTGCAGGATGAGGTAACAAACTTTTTAGAATTATATTCTACAATTGCAAGATTGCGAGATGTTGTAGTTTTCTTTTTGTCAAATGCGTATACAATTTCTAATCCATATTTTGACTATTTTAATATTGTGCCGCCGTACGGGAATAAAACTATAAAGCGCATTAATAATGAAATATTGGTAGAAGTAATAAAGAATGAAGAATATACAAATGCGGCAATGAAAACGCGGTTCGGCTCAATCATAAACGGTACGGCATACGGTAAATATAATATGGAAAACGATTTTTTGAGGGATAATAAAAATTTCGTTCAAAAGAAAACTTCAACCGCGAAATATTATTTCACGATATTATATATGAATAATAATTATGGAATATGGGTAGATTATAAAGAAGGCTTAATTTTTGTATCCCGTGATATTGATGAAAGCTGTTTAATAAAATATGCGCTGACAAATTCGGATCTGCAACCCAATATGTTATTGGCGGTTCGAAAGTCGATATGCCTTCAAACGTTGCGAAACATGTATAATGTAGGTGCGGTTCGCTATGAATCGGTAAAAATAAAAAATGAGTTTTCGAATGCGTTTAAATTAATACGCACTTGACAAAAATAAACCTATGTGTTACAATAATTTTGCGGGGAACATGTTTAAAATAACGTTGCGAGTTCAGAGCGTAACGGGTGAAACCGACTGAACCGCTGAATAGGTCTTACAAACTAACGTTAAACAGTTCCCTTGCAATTATAGTAAAAAGGGGGATTACATTTATGGAACAATGGATTCAGATTATATCGACATACGGCGTATCGATTGCGGCGATGATAGCTCTTGCAGTTTACATTGTTAAAAAAGACAAAGAAAATCAAGCAGTTATCAACGAAATTATGAACGAGCATAAAAGTGAGGTTAACGACCTTAGGAAAACGATTGAAAATAATACGCTAATTGTGACAAAACTTTATGAGAGGTTGAGCAATGAAAAATAGTGAAGATTTTGTAAAATATCTTTTTAAGCGTTTGCCGAAAAATAAACTATTGGCAGGTACTTATTATTGCGGTGTAACCGACAGCGAGATCGGAACAGTACCCGCCCATTATTTGATGGGTACAACGGGACAAAAAGCAACGCAATGGCGGCTTGATTATGCGTATACTAAATATTATCAGTCAAATTACAGTAAAGCCGAGTTCGACAGTAAAACGCAAAAATGGATAACAGACAATGCATATTTGTATGACTGCAACGGGTTGATTGATGCTTTTGTTGGACAGGATAACAACGCGGCAGGTAACTATACAAATTGGTGCGGCATCAAAGACGATGAGGCACTTGAGTATATTACCGAAAAGGGTGAGCTTGCGGCGGGTGCTTGCGTTTTTAAGCGCAATTCGAGCGGAAGAATCCATCATGTTGGTTATGTAGTTGGACAAAACGCAAGCGGAGTTCCGCTTATTATTGAGGCAAAAAGCTTTGTAGACGGAATTATTATGTCTACTCTTAATGACGGTTGGAATGAATACGGTATTCCTAACAAAATACTTGTTTTCCCCGAAATTGAACGAACACGATTTAGAGTAACAAGCCCGATGCAACGTGGCGAAAAATTTGAATTAATGCAAAGGGCTTTGTCTGCAAACGGATATGATGTCGGAAAAATCGATGGAAAATGGGGGGTGAAGTCACAGGCAGGATTTGATGAAATGTTGTCGGTGAATGGTAAAATGGCAAAAGTAAAAGTACAAATAAACGGTGTAACCGTCTTGAATGGAGAATACTAATATGAAACGTACTAAAGAAGAATTACTTCAATCTTTGAAGGGTTTTATTGGAGAAGACGAAAGCGAAAACGCAATAGCTTTTCTTGAGGATTTTTCCGATTCTTTCGCCGATAATTCGGAAGAATTAGTAGAAGTCACAAACAAATATAATTCACTTAAGAAACGATACAAGGAACGTTTTTTCGGTGAAGGTGATGAAGGCGAAAAGATTGCGGAAGATGAAAACGAAGATAAAGAAAAGGAAATTAAAATAAAAGATTTGTTTACGGAGGAATAAACATATGCCTACAAGACCTAAAAATTATGTATTGACGAATGTATCCAAAGATGTTATCAACGGAATTATAAATGAAGGGTTTTCAACAAACTATAAGAATTATATTCCGTTCACTGCAACGGATGCGGATTCGATTCGCGCAATTGGTAAAATTATTATGGATTCTCCCAATTTGCGCAATGCGTTTGCAACGGATCTGATCAACCGAATTATACTTGTCACAGTAACAAGTAAAATGTACAATAACCCTTGGGAAAGCCTCAAAAAGGGTATTTTGTCGTTGGGTGAAACAATTGAAGAAATTTTTGTTAATATTGCAAATGCGGAGCTTTACAACCCCAATATTTCAAGTGAAACGGTTTTTAAAAGACGCATTCCCGATATTCGCGCCGCATTTCATATTGTAAACTATCAAGTAAAGTATCCTGCTACAATTTCGAATGAGGATTTGTCAGCGGCGTTTACAAGCGAAAACGGGCTGTATTCGCTTATCGAGAAAATATATGAAAGCCTCGTGAGCGCAAGCAATTATGATGAATTTAATATTATGAAATACCTTATTGCGCTGAATATTGTAAACGGCAATATTAAGGCAATTTCAGTTCCCGCAATTTCGACAGATGCCAATATTAAATCTGTTGTTACTCAAATTAAGGCAACTTCCAATAAAATGAAGTTTATGACGGCAGATTACAATATTGCGGGTGTAAAAACACATTCACAGCATGTAAACCAAACTGTTATTGTAACAGCCGATTTTGATGCGGCAATGGATGTTAACGTACTTGCGGCGGCCTTTAATATGGATAAAGCCGAGTTTTTGTCTAAAAGACTTATGGTAGATTCGTTCGGCGATATTGACATCAACCGCCTTGCACAGTGTGCGCCGGAAACTTGCGAAAATATTACATATGACGTAAATGGAAACGTAACAAGCGCAAAGATTAAGGGTATTACAGATTCTCAGCTTTCGGAGCTTGGCGAGATCCCCGCCGTCATTATCGATGATGATTTTCTGCAAATATATGACCGACTTATTACTATGGAAGATATCCGTAACCCCGATGGACTGTATACTAATGCATTCCTTCATTGTTGGAAAATTATCAGTGTTTCGCCTTTTGCGCCTGCCGCAACTTTCAGCGACAGCGTGTCGGCGGTGAATAGCGTCACCATTTCGCCCGCAAGCGCAACGGTTGTTCCGAGCAGCGAAATACAGTTTAACGCAAAAGTTAGCGGAACGGGATTCTTTAATAAATCTGTTACATGGACGCTTAAGGGTGCGAACTCAAGTAAGACATATGTTGACGGCCGCGGGACAGTATTTATCGGAGCAGACGAAACCGCAACAACTGTAATGCTTAATGCGGATTCGAACGAAAATCCGTCAAAGGTAGCAACCGCAACAATTACTGTTTACAAAGGTAAATAAAACTTTGCAACCGACATAAATTTCGGCTGCAAATTCGCCGCAACAATTACAAAGGGGAGGAAGGCGGGTAATAGGTTGCTATTGCCCGCCGTAAAACAATGTTAGCACCAAGCCCAAATTCAAAAATACAATTATTTAATAATATCAACATTGATATTAATTACGAACACACACTTTATTTTGAAAGTGTATCCGCGCAAAATTCGTTTTTTGCGCAATGGGTTGTATACAGCGCGGATAAAGCAATATATGTTCGGGAAAACGGAAGAATCCGCTTGCCCTTTACAGCCGATACATTGATTGGTTGTAATTATTTACGTTATCAAAATACAGGTTATTTGAACCGTTGGTTTTATGCTTTTATAAAGAACATATTTTATATAAATGATAACACATGTGAAATAGAATTTGAAATAGATGTTATCCAGTCCTTTAAACTGTATTGTGAAATTCCTGCATGTTGGATTGAGCGCAATCATGTTTATGAAGATTGGGTAGGCTCAAACCGTGTAGAGGAAAATATATCAATCGGCGAATACGTTGTTGACAGCGAAAGTAAAGCACCGTTCGGGCCAGACTGGAGTGTTATAATGTATTCCAGTTTTAATCCCGACACATATGAGCCGAGCGGCGGAAGTTTAGTAAAGGGTATGTATTCCGCACTTTCACGAAAGGAAATAGGCATAATTCACATAGTAAACGGTAGCGGATCATGGCTACTGGATGCCAGTGAAAAAATAAAGGATATTGTACAAAACCATGCTGATAAAGTGGAAGGTGTCATTTCAATTACTCTTTCGCCGCGTGAATTGGAAGGTGAAACAACGGTACGAACATGGGAAATAAAGCGAAATCCAAAATTTTTAGGGTTGAATGTAAACAACAATAAACTTTACACTGCACCGTTTTATTGTCTTTATGTTACAACGGGTTCGGAAGGTAAAATGTATGATTTTGATAACAGTACCACAGGCGATGGAATGGGTAGTATTACATTTAACATTGAAAGCGATTTAGCACCGGTACAAAGTGTATCGGCAATTCCTATTAATTATAAGGGTTCACCAGAGAATTACAGTGAAATGTCAATAATGACAGGGTTTCCGCAATGCGCATGGGTGAGCAATGCTTTTCAATCATATCTTGCCCAAAATGCGGGAAATTTAGTATTATCAAGTGCATTAGCGGCAGGACAAATTATCGGCGGTGCGGTAATTGCAGGCGGATCGGGCGGAGCGGCTTTGCCATTGGGCGGTGGTATGATAGTAAGCGGTGCAATGTCAGTTGGTCATATTTTAGCAGATGTCGATAAAGCAAGCCGAATCCCGCCTAAAGTAAATGGTAATTTGACAGGTACAGCACTTTTTACACTCGGAGAAAAAGTGTTTCATGGTTTTATATTACGTCCCCGCGATGATTATGTAAAAATCATTGATGATTATTTTACGCATTACGGTTACGCGATACATAAGGTCGAAACACCTGCAATACATAATAGAGAAAACTTTACTTTTATACAAACTAAAGGTTGCGTTGTTCGGGCCAGTGCAAATAACGAATATGAGGCCTGCAATGCCGCCGCAAGGGCGAAAATTGCACAAATATTTGATAAAGGAATTACATTTTGGGTTGATAATGCGAATGTAGGAAATTATAAAGTTCGTAATAAACCGTTAGAATGATGGAGGTTTAAAGTGATACGAAATAGTATGAGTATAACACAGCGTTTCCGAAAAGAGGCTGAGCGCGAAAATATTGAATCATATAATTTTTGGTTCAACCGCATAACGGAAATTGCAATGGCGGGTATTAAATATGAGAATTTGCCGCCAGAAATTGACGCAAGATTTATTGAATTAATATTGTGTTTTGACGGTAAAGCACTCTTTTATTATGATGAGGATTTGGAAGAGTTCGTTGTTCTCCAGTTTTACAGCAGCTCAACCTTTGATATATACCGCGAACCGTTTAAGCGTGTAGCGTTCTCACCTGCTGTAAATTATCGTAATAAGAACCTAAGCAATGAAAATTCGGTTATAATATGGAATAATTCTACACGTTCAAATGAAATTTTGGCCTTGCGCTCATACGCAAAACGTATTTCGGAATGTGAGCGAATTATTGATGTTAATGTAAAAGGCCAAAAAACACCGAAAATTATATTGACGGAAGACAGTCAACGGCTCACAATGGAAAATCTTTTTCGACAGTATGACGGCAATATTCCCTTTATATTCGGCACAAAAGGATTAAGCACTTTATCGGAAATAAATGTGCTTGATGTTACAACCCCATATATCGCCGATAAATTACAGATACTAAAACGACAAATAATCAGTGAAGCCTTAACGTATTTTGGAATAGATAATGCCAACACTGATAAAAAGGAAAGATTAGTTTCCGATGAAGTTACAGCGAATTTCGGGGGTGTTGAGATTGCCCGCTTAACGCGATTGAAGTCCCGCGAAGAAGCAGTAGCAAAAATTAATAAAATGTTTAACTTAAACATTAAAGTAAAGTTTGCCGAAATAGACCGAAAGAATGAGGAGGTTATAAAAAATGAGTAATTATACGTCACAATTAAGATATATTTGCGAAGTACAAAGCGGATTCACGCCCGCCGAATTAAACGAAAAAACAATAGATGAAATTATTACAGCGGCGCAACCGAAAATATTTAATTTTAGATATCCGATATATGATGAATCATACCGCAATGTTTTAGAACATGAAATACTTTTTCATTTTTACATGCGGGAAATCGGTACTGAAACATACGGCCTGTTTAATTATTACCTTGCACGGAAACTCCGTGAAATTATGCCGTACTATAATCAACTTTATAAAAGTGCA